TGATAAGCTAAATGTTGTAATCACGGATAATGGTAAAGACATTGAAATGGCAGCCCTTAGTGGCGGAGAAAAAGCCAGAGTAAATGTTGCAACACTACTAGCAATTCGCAAGTTAATGCAAACTTTAAGCAGCAGTAGAATTAACTTATTAATTTTAGACGAAACTGTTGAAGCGCTGGATGTAGACGGCAAAGAAAAACTAGTTGAAGTGCTACTAAAAGAGGAGCATTTAAATACTTTCCTAGTATCTCACGGATTTACTCATCCGCTACTGGAAAAAGTAAATGTAGTAAAACGTGGAAATATATCTAGCATAGAGGCTTAATATGATTAAAATAGAACAACTAAAAGATGGTGCAAAAGCAACATATACTCGTGATGGGGTAAAAAAGCCTATCTTTTTACATCAGCTAATAACACACCAGGATTTGGCTACTATGGAAGTTACACAAGGCACAGTAGTTTATAGTGTGGATGAACTAGAAATCAAAGAACAAAGTGCACTTAGGCATAGTAATACTGCAGCCCAGGTTGCCCCGCCCACTGCAGCCCTTGAATCCGCACAAAGCGAATCGGTGGCCCCTACCACACCGCCAGAGCGAAAGCTAACAGCTAAGGAACGGGTAAAGGCTATGAAAGCTAGTTCAGAACAACCTCAAGAACAAGCTGACTAATGGTAGACAGTAGAGCAAAAGGTGCTCGTACAGAAACTATTGCCCGTGATATGTTGCGTAAGCATACTAAGTTAAATTGGGAAAGAGTGCCTGGTAGCGGTGCTCTTGACCCTAAACATTTACTAAAGGGCGATTTGTACGTACCTGGCATGACTAACCTATTTGCTGTTGAGGTCAAAGGTTATGCAGAGGATCATTTAACATCACAATTACTAACGGCAAAAACACCACAACTTATTGAGTTTTGGAGACAAGCATATCGTCAAGCGTGTCAAGTAAACAAACATCCACTGCTAATATTTAAATTTGACAGATCTAAATTATTTGTTGCATTTGAAGACTTACCAACTAGTAATTACAGATTTTTATGTGTAAGTTGCGATGGATATGAGTTTTTTGTAGCACTATTAGAAGATTGGCTTGAAAATGAAAATACTCAATTTGTGTCTTGAAATTTTCAACTACAAGTGATATAATAAAAGATTAAAACAATGTCAAAAACATTTCAAACAATGCAACAAACAGAAAATACACTACTAGTAGTTGATGCCCTTAATTTAGCTTTTCGCTATAAACACAGTGGGGCTACAGATTTTGCCGAAGACTATCTGCGTACTGTTCAGAGTCTTAAAAAGAGTTATAAAGCCAGTAAAGTAATTATAGCGTGTGATCAAGGTAGTAGTCAGTATCGTAAAGAAATTTACAGCGACTATAAACAAAATCGTAAAGACAGATTTGAGCAACAAACAGAAGCAGAAAAAGCAGCTTTTGAATTATTCTTTGAAGATTTTACAAAAACACTGGATCACATTCAGCAAACCACTGACTATCCTGTTATCAAGTTTCAAGGAGTAGAGGCAGACGATATTGCTGCATACATTGTAAACAATAAACAAAATTTACAAGTAGATAATATTTGGCTAGTTAGTAGTGATAAAGATTGGGATTTACTAATTCAACCAAATGTAAGCAGATTTAGCTATGTTACACGCAAAGAAACTACACTGGATAACTGGAATACGCACTATGACTTTAGCCCTGAAGACTACATTAGTATTAAGTGTCTTACAGGCGATAGTGGTGATAATGTACCTGGTGTCCCTGGTATTGGGCCTAAACGTGCTCAGCAGTTGGTTGCTGACTATGGTAGTACTTATGACATTATTGCTAGCATTCCTATTGCTAGTCGATACAAATATGTTCAGCAACTCAACGAGTCAAAAGAACAACTCTTGCTCAACTACAAACTAATGGATTTAGTAACTCACTGCGAAGAAGCACTGGGTACTGAAAATTGTAAACAAATAGATGAAATATTAGAACTTTATGTCAACAACTGATTACGGAACTTATACTATTACTACTTCAAATTTAAACAGTATTGTGTTTGGTCCTTGTATTAACTGCTTAGTTAGCCCAGGAGCCAAATTACCTCAACGAGCACACCCTAGTGATGCTGGTGCAGATTTATTTGCATGGTTTGAGGATGATACACAAGAAATTGAAATTAGACCGCTAGAGCAAAAACTTGTTGATACTGGTATAGCGGTTAAAATTCCGCAAGGCTATGCAGGCTTCGTATATAATCGTAGTAGTCAAGGTAAAAAAGGTATTCAAATCCCTCACAGCGTAGGCATTATTGATAGTGATTATCGTGGAACTATCAAAGTAATTTTAAAAAATCTTGGCAGCGACCCTTACAAAATTACACGTGGCGATCGCATTGCACAACTAGTTATACAAAAAATAGAGCTAGTCACTTTTAGCGATATTTGGAATGATACACAACGAGGTACTGGCGGTTTCGGCAGTACTGGAACTTAAGTAAAGGATTATATGGCAGTTTCTACACGAGCACAAGTCATCACACGTCGAACATACAATAGACCAGTTTCAGACGACGGTAAACAATTTGAAACCTGGCAAGAAACTGTTGCCCGAGTTATTGACCATCAGCAGTGGTTGTGGGAGCGTGCAGTTGGTCGTGAGCTAAATGACAAAGAGTATGCAGAACTATATGACTTAGAGCAACTAATGTTGGATCGTAAAGTCTCTATGAGTGGTCGCACTCTTTGGTTAGGTGGTACTGATGTAGCAAAAAATCGTGAAGCTAGTCAGTTTAATTGTAGTTTTACCGAAGTTGAAACAGTATACGATGTAGTAGATGTACTGTGGCTACTGCTACAGGGTTGTGGAGTTGGATTCAAACCAGTAGTTGGCACATTAAATGGTTTCAGCAAGCCTATTAAGAACATTAAAGTAGTCAGAAGCACGCGCACTGAAAAGGGTGGTAATGAAGAAAATGTGGAGTACTGGGATCAAGATAGCAAGACCTGGACTATTCAGGTCGGAGACAGTGCAGAGGCTTGGGCTAAGTCTGTGGGCAAGTTGCTTGCGGGTAAGTACCCTGCTGATACTCTTGTACTTGATTTTTCACAACTCAGACCCGCTGGTGAAAGGCTAAAGGGATATGGATGGATTTCGAGCGGAGACGACGCCATTAGTGTGGCTTATACTGCTATTGCCAACATTCTTAATGGTCGGGCTGATAGTCTACTCACACGAATGGACATTTTGGATATTGTTAATCACTTGGGCACAATTCTTAGCAGCCGCCGAAGTGCTGAGATCGCACTGTTCGACTATGGCCAACCAGAATGGGAAGAATTTGCAGTAGCTAAAAAAGATTGGTGGCTATATAATAATAGTCATCGTCAACAGAGTAACAATAGTCTAGTTTTCCAAGAGAAACCAAATAAACAAGACTTAGAAAAGATATTTCAACTAATGTTGGAAGCCGGTGGTAGTGAACCCGGGTTTATTAATGCTGTGGAGGCACGTCGTCGTGCTCCTTGGTTTAAGGGCGCTAATCCTTGTGTAGAGATTTTGCTTGGCAACAAGTCCTTTTGTAACTTAACAGAAACAGATATTGCCAAGTTTAAGGGTGATACTGCCGGACTACACGAAGCCATCAGACTAGCAGCTCGTGCTAATTATCGCCAAACTTGCGTTAACCTAAAGGACGGTATTTTGCAAGAAGCCTGGCACCTAAATAACTACTTTTTGCGCTTATGCGGAGTAGGATTAACAGGTATTGCAAAACGACCAGACATGACAGGATATGATTATGAGTATCTTAAGCGTACGGCTACCGCAGCAGCAGTTGGTATGGCCCAAGAATTGGGGTTACCAAGTCCAAAGAATATTACCTGTATCAAGCCCAGCGGAACCCTCAGTAAGATCATGGACACTACCGAGGGAGTACACAAACCACTGGGCAAGTACATATTCAATAACGTACAGTTTAGTAGATTTGACCCAATCGTAGAAGTAATACGAAATTCTGGATACAAAGTAATTAATCATCCTACAGATCCTAGTGGTGTGCTAATCACATTCCCAGTGGAATGGCAAGACGTACCGTTCCATAAAGTAGATGGAAAAGAAGTTAACCTAGATAGTGCAGTAGAGCAGTTAGAAAAGTATAAAGTTATACAGACTAGCTGGACACAGCAAAACACTAGTGTAACTATTAGTTACGATCCTAGTGAAGTTCCAGAAATTATTGAATGGCTACTAGACAACTGGGATTGCTATGTTGGTGTATCTTTTATTTATCGTACAGATCCTACCAAAACTGCTAAAGATTTAGGTTACCTATATCTTCCGCAAGAAGTAGTAGACGAGCATACATATCGTGAGTATGTACAAAATCTAAAGCCTGTAGATATTGACAATGCTAATAGTTTTGACGAGATCATGGGCGAGGATTGTTCTACAGGAGCCTGTCCTATAAAATGACAAAAGAAGACCCTAAGCAAAAATTGTTAGTACTTGAACTAACAGTGGAAGAAATTAATACAGTGCTTAGCGGATTACAAGAATTGCCTGCAAAAACTTGTAACCCATTGACTAACAAAATAGTTAAACAAGCACAAGAACAGCTTCCAAAAGAAGATGAAACAAAATAAAAAGCCCGGTAGAGCAATCTACCGGGCTTTTTTTATGTTGGAGTATCTAAGTTACTATCTTCTTCATCTACAGTATCACTACTGCCTTCTTCGCTAATATCTAGCTCACTAAATACAGTAATTAATATATCTCTGTATTCTGGATCAACCATGTGTAAATCTAGTAAATAAACGTCTAAATGACCATTTCTTAATAGTTGTGCATGATACATAAATTGTCCAAATGCATCATCTGACTCTGGAATACTTTGATTTGCATAGTCTTCCAGCATTTGTGCAGCAGCTTGTAACATCATATCTGGTACAATACTTTTAGTAATTTGTACTAGTTTTAGTGCTTTACCTTCGCGTTCACGCATAATTTGATTGCGCTTTGCACTGCTCCAGCTATAGCCACCATCGCCGCCCCACAAGTCCCAAGCTACGCGACCTTTGCTAGGAAATCCCTCTTCGCCACTATTAAAACCAGTTGCACGTTTATCTACTTCATGACGGCTGAAAAAACTGTACATTCGTAACACAGTACTAGCACTTAATGGTTCGCGATCTTTTAGTTGATTTGCTCTGGCTAAGCCAACAAGTGTGCCACCAGGCTTGCCTTCGTCTTTCCATTTCAGTGCCCGTCTAGCAGCACTGGCCATGCCACTTGTTGGTTTGTATGTCTTAGCCATATTATCTCCTAATTTCTATAAGCTAAAATTATATCTTTGCACAATTTGCTACGAACAATATCTTCGTCAACAAATCTAACAATATCTATTCCTTGTATTGATCCTAATCTACTAACGGCATCACTTAATCCGCTATTAGATATATCGCACTGATCAGTATCGCCGCTAATAATCATTTTGCAGTTTTTACCTATGCGACTTAAGATCATTTTCATTTCTTCTCGTGTAGCATTTTGTGCTTCATCAAGTAAGACTACACAATTATCAAAGGTTGTGCCTCGCATAAAACCCAGTGGTTTTGGTTCTATGTTTTTATTTTTAAGTGCATACTCATAAAATCCTTTACCCAAACTCTTGCTAAAGATGTTATCAAAAGGTTCTAAATATGGTGCGTACTTCTCTTCTAATGTACCAGGTAAAAATCCTAGTCCACGGCCAGTTTCTATATTCGGCCTGGTTAAGATAATTTTGTTTATACGACGGTGAAATAGCTCACTGGCAGCATATAGCGCTGCTATATAAGTTTTACCTGTACCTGCACTACCTATACCAAAAATAATCTGATTTTCATGTATTGCTCTTAAATACTCTGCTTGAATATAATTTAATGGTTTTACTTCTTGAAACCCATATTCAACCGGATTATCTGGCGTATTGTTTACTCGTCTTGCTTTTTTACCACTAGCCATAGACTTCCTTAAAGGATTGATGAAAAGTGGTCTGCTAGACTATATTATAGCAGACCACTTGCGGCGTGTCAACTATAATTATTTTTTAGGGGTTTCCTTTTTGGCATCTTCTACTTTTGTGCCTTCAAGTTTTTTATGTTGTTTAACTTCTTTACAATCTTGCTGTGGTTTACCGTCCTTACCAATTACTGGTTTTCCGTCTTTCATTTTATCAACACAAACTTTCTTAGTTTCAGTTGCAAATGCAGCATTAGCTAGTGGAAAGTATAGTAAAAATGCAAAACAAGACAACAATATATAGTAATATTTTTTCATAGACTAGTCCTTATTAAATTTCTGGAAAATGTTGTGGTGGTGCATGTTTACCACCATATCCTGTTGAAATTCCAGGATTGCTAGTATTCGGCATACTAGTAAATCCCGGCTCATTGCGTACACCATAACTTACTTGCTGTGTTTGAGTTGTAGTAGTCATTGTTGTTGCCACTGGTTGAGATGCAACACCTGCTATTTTTTCTTGACCACGGCTCCAAGCAGTAATACCAAGCACAGCACCCATTGCCATATGAAACAGTCCGCCACCTTGTAGTGTTAGTGGAGCCCACTGACGAAATGCATCATTTGCTGCTTGTGTTTCCCAAAATTGTACAATAGTAAACATTATAGGAAATATGATAAAGTCAGCAGCGCAAACACACATATACATCATGGCCATCATTGGACGCCATTTTTTCTGCAACCAACTTTCTTGTTCTTTTGGTGCTTCGTCCTTCTTTTCTTCTTTATCAGACATTAGGCATCCTTTTTACTAAACAATCCTAGTGCTTTAGCTTTTATATTCTTTGCCCATTGAGGCTCAGGAAAATGCCAACCAATTAGTGCACCTACTAATAACCAAATAATTGTTTCAATCATATATTGCTCCTTATAATACTATTGGTAACCACATCCACAGTGCTTGACTTACAAGTATGCTGCCAACAGCTCCTACTACTATACTAATCCAGAACATAGGCATACTTACTGCAAGTATACTAGCAGTTAACAGTACAATTCCGATTTGTAGTATACTGCCACTCCAGGTAAACCACGGACTCTTTTTGCGTGCTACTTCGCGCTCGGTTTCTAGTGCTTTAGCTTTTTCCATAATTTCTTTTTTATCAGCCTCCATTCTGGCGGCTTCTGCAAGAAATTTTTCTTTATTTGCGGGTATTTTGCTTTCTACAGCACTTGTTTCATAGAGCACTTGTCTAACATTTTTTGCTTGGTACCATGCCCATTGATTATTAGCAGCAATAGTATTATTCATAATTTTACTGCTATTTTGACCACCAATCATTGTATTTATGGCTAGTAATGCTGCTAAAATTACAATTATAAATCCTGCTTTATCTTTAATCTTTGCTTCGCGTTCACTTCTGCTAAGTGGCTTTTTTTCTTCTGTCATCGACAACTCCTTAACGACTGCAACCAACTTGGGAGCAATATTTAATCAACTCAACAGTACCCCATACAGCGGCACTTGCCATTAGTGTAGTAAATACAAAAATAACTGCATACTCAAAATATTCTTGTATCTGCTGTTTTCGCTTTTTAGCTAACAATTGCTGCCTTTTTGCCTCTCTTGCAGTTTCAAGTTCCATTTGTTGAGCGCGTAATTTAATTTTATTCCAAACATCAATTTTACCAGCTTGCATAAAAAGTAGCTGTAATTGTTTTTCAAACTGTTGTGCTTGGTCAAGAGCCATCTCTATTTGTATGGCCGCACCCATTGCACTTTTATTGCCACTAGTTTTAGCTTCTACTACTGCTTTTGTAGCAGTACTTTTTGCATCAAAATATTTTCCTAGTGCTGGCCCTAATGAGGCAACATCATCTACTGTATGTTGTACCTTTTTAATGAAACTAACTGCTGCCTGTATTCCTGCCAGGGCTGTAATTGGATCTATCATACAGCTCCTTTATTTATTAGCCAATGGATTATCTATAGCTTTTTGTATTTTTTGATCCACCTCTCTTTTAAGTGTATCAACTTCTTTTGTTATCTCTTTTCGCGCATCAACCATTTCTCTACGTATAGCAGAGACTTCAGTTCTGGCTTTTTCTAAATCTTCGCGTATATCTTTGCGTGCTTGACGCATTTCTTGTTCAGTTTCACGCTGAGCTTGTTTTACACTACGCTCTATTTGTTCTGTAACAGATTCATTTCTACGAATATCGTTTTTTAAATCAGTTTTAATATCACGGGTATAGTCTGCTGTTTTACTACTGTTTTGCTCAATTACTGCTAATCGTTTATCAAACTCACTTAAATCTGGTGCTTCATAACTAGCTATTTTCTTTTTCATTGTTTGATAGTCTTTGTAGACCTCAAATGCACCATACAAACCACCTAGAGCAGAAGAAACTATAGTAAATGCTACCATTAATTTTGCTGGAGTAAATTCGTATCCGCCTATGCTAATAACTGTGTCTTTACTAGCATACTTTTTTGCTGCGGCTTCTAACTTATCAACTTCTTTATTTAAATCTTTTGTTTCTTCTGCCATACTTTATCTCCTATATTGACTATCTACAAGTTCTTTATGCTTTATATCACTAGCTCCGCTTAGTGCACGCATAACCCGTTGATTGTCTACAGTAGTTTGATTTCTGTAAATTTCTGTAGACTTGTAAAACGGCACATCTTGTAAAACAGCTAAATAGGATTGAAAACCTTGTGGTTGTTTAGCTATACTTGCTAAAGTTACCTGTCCTGCTATTTCACTATCTTGTGCCTTTTGATTAATTGGTTTTGACTGTTGTTGCTGACTAACATTGTCTAAAATCGGTGTTGAATCTAGAAATTTTTCTAGTAAGTTGGTAGGGCCTATTACCTGTTTTTGCTCAATATTTACTTCAGGTAAAGGGTCTGTTTTTATAGGCACAAGAGAGTATAAATTATTTTGTTGTATATGTGTCTCTACTATACCTACAGTAATATTGCTATTAAATGCTTGTTGAGTAGCAATATTGTTTATGGTGTTTGTTTGTGGTAAATTTTGAAAAAATATTTCTGCATTATTAACAGTGGCAGCCTTAAAACTAGTATTATTTCGCTGATTTATTGAGCTAGCCTGTAAAGAAAAATCTTGTCTGTTACTATTTAAAAAATTTTGAGGTACACTAGTACTAGATAGATTTTGTTGAATTTGTTGAGAGTCTTGTTGAGACTGTTGAGATTGTGTACTAGCAATAGCTTCTGCTTCTTGAGTTGCCTTATTTGCTTGTTTTTCTGCTTCTTGTGTAGCTTGTTGTACAACACTTCGTTCTATTGCACTAGTTTGAGCCTGTACACTGCCAATAATACTTAGTATTTTATTAGTATTAATTGTTGATTTTTGTGTAGTACTTTCAATAACTGATGGCTGAGTAACTACAGTACTAACTTGGGTAGATATTGGTACTGATGATGTAACTACTGGTTGTATTACTAAATTTTCTGTTACAGGTTGTAATACTGCTGTTTGTTCTATTACTGGCGGCTTTAGTTTATTTAAAGCATCTATATATCCAGTACATGATGGAGAATATAGAGGATTACTAACGCAAGGATCCACACTATATTTTAAACTGAAGCTAACATTATTAATCTCAGGGCCGTACGGTCCCGCCCAAAAATTATTATCCCTGCCAATAAATCCATACTGAATACTGCTTAAATCTTTACTTGCAAATGGCGTAGTAAAAGTTTCACTATAATTAAATGTGGTCCAGTCAAATTTATAGTTTAAATTGTAATTTTTATTAAATGCAGTAGAACCATTTGGACTATAAAAATTTACATAAGCTGTAAGCTGGTCTACTCTACCATCATCCCAGCCATTACCATTTTTAGCAGTAAATCCAAAATTATAACCATTTACAAGCAATCCAGATCCACTATTTGGTAGTACACTAGCTACGGCCTGTAACTGATATAAATTAGTAAGGCCATAACTAAAATTAATATTATTTCCTGGGCGTACAATTGCATTAGGCCCGCAGTATCCAGGATCACCTCCAGCCCAACAAGTTAAATTACTTTGATATACACCGTTTACCCATGTGCTTGGGCCACCTTGTTGTGTTTGTTGTATAACATTATTGGTGTTGTATATTTGACCAGGAATTAAATCTTGGGCATTAGAATAGTTTAAAGGCAACCAAACCAAGCAGAGCACCAAGACCCATTTTCTTATAAGTGTCATCAACTTTCTCCTTTACTGGGCTAGGAATTTTTTCTGGATTTTGTTCCCAGGCTACCTTAGCTTGTTCACCGATCTTGCCCTCATATGGACAAGGAGTACCAGCAGCCATCATAGCGTCCCATACTCGGCGATCTTGACACATAGTTGCTACTGCAGCAACTTTCATGCCCATATCAAATAGCGTTTTACTCAACTTTAGGCGTTCACAGTTTAAATCACGAACAGTACCACCACTACTAACTCCAAATATTTGTGTTTGTACACTGCCGCTTGTACCAGTACTACATAGATCTTGGTTTCCACCACTTAACATAGCTGGCGCAATTGCTGTTGCTGGCGGTTGAATTACTCGCTGAGTTACCTCACTAGTGTTTTGATTAACATTGGTCATAGTACCGCTGTTAATATTTTGATTAACATTGGTATTTTGATTTGTGTTACTACTGGTGCTAGTACTGGTATTGATATTCCTGTTAGTCATGTCACCAGTATTGACATTGTTATTAGTATTTGTACTAGTTGTTGTATTAATATTACGATTAGTCATGTCACCAGTATTAATGTTATTATTTGTACTAGTGCTTACATTATTATTGTTGTAAGTCATTGTACCGCTATTAATATTATGATTAGTATTAGTGCTAGTACTAGTGCTTACATTATTGTTATTAAAAGTTTGGGTGCCACTATTAATATTATGATTAGTGTTAGTATTATTACTGGTACTAGTGCTGGTATTAATATTCCTGTTAGTCATATCACCAGTATTGACATTATTGTTATTGTATGTCATTGTGCCACTATTAACATTATTGTTATTAATAGTTTGTGTGCCGCTATTAATATTCTGATTTATATTAGTATTAGTATTAGTACTAGTACTGGTATTATTGTTATTATTTGTATTTGTACTATTTACAGTACTAGTACTTGTGTTTGTGCTAGTACTTGTGCTAGTATTATTACTATTTACTGTGCTGGTACTAGTGCTAGTACTGTTTGTATCTACTAGTGTTTTGTTGTCGTAAGTAGTGGTCGTAGTTTGCGCTAAGGCAGAACCTACAGCAAAGGTTAATAAAATTACCAAATTCTTTACTTGCATTTCTGCCCTCCTTAATTTAAGCACCAAACACGTGTAGTGCGTGTTGGTAATGTTTTTGTCTATCTTCTAAACCGATAGTGCCACCGTTTATTCGTTTAGTTAATGTGACTATATCGCCACGATCTGCCCACTGATTTAGGTTATTGGTTTCCCAAAACCAGCATGCGCTTTGTGCAGCACCTTCAAAGGTTTCCATGTATTCACTAGCCTCTTCGGGGCTAATGTCTAGGCTGGCTGCAAACCAACTGTAATTATCACGGCCAGTTACTTGTATCAACCCACGGCCGCAGAATCTGTACCCATCGCCTGATTCCTCAGGGCCATTACCCATGCGATTAGCATAAATTTTATTAGCAATTCGTTCAGGTTGTTTTTCGTATTGCTGCGCCAATGCATCCGTTGGAAAATACTTGGGAAATACTTTCCGTAGTGATTGCCACTTGTAGTTTAAATTCTCTTTGATAAAAACAAAATTACCCGACTCATGCGCACACTGTGCTAAAAATGCTGCCAAACGTTGTGGAGTATCTATTTGATACTGTGGCAGCAGCTGTTCCAGGGCATTATACCAGTACTGTAAATAAGGGTTTTTTGGTATAATTTCTCGTAATTGATCCAGTTCCAAATTCATTTAAGTTCCTTGTAAATTTGTTGTTGAGTTTTATACCATTGATGCCAGCCCTCAACCAATGTACTACATTGGTAATACTGAGTATAGTTTTCTACAACTATTTTAGTCAAATCTACCAAACTGGCATCTTTGTTGACTTCTTTTAGTTGCTGACATTGTTGTAGTAAAATCTCAGGAGCTTGTGGAAATTTTTGTGTAACAGGCACAGTTGTGCTGCAGCCTACAAGTAATGAGCTTAATAGTACTAGTATGTATTTCATGGCTTGGCCGCCTTGTTGATTGTGTTAACCACTTCGTCAGGCAGTTTAGGACATTGCTCAATATACTTGATCACTTCTTGATTTTTTACCACTTCGCGATCAACATACTTAATAATGTCTTCACCTTTTTGTTTTACTATTTCCCGTTTAGTAACCAGCTTTTCCACAATTTTTACATTTTCTTCAGCACTCTTAGCTTCTAGGGCTTTTACTTGTAGTTCTAGGTCATGTGCTCGTTTACGCCACACATCATCATTTGCTTGCATGCCCAACATGTATACACTTAAAAATATGGTAGCAATACTAGCCCACTTAAAAGTGCTGCTGTATGGCAGCACTTTTAGTGTGGTTGCTACTAGGTATACAACAATGCCTAAGAAAAAGGTGAGTTGAAATATCCAACTTGGTAAAAAGTTAAAAATCCACATTAATGCACCTCTGGGAATATAGCCAATATAGGTTCAAGATCATTCCACAAGTTCTGGAAATAGGTCTTTATGTATAAAATCATGTACCATATCCTCTGTAAATCCTAAAGCCTGCAGTACTTTAGGTGTGTGCGGGTTCTGCTTTTGTTGCTGACAGTAAAAGTTTTGTTGCTTAGTGTAGTTGTACTCACGTACTAAGTCATCATAACTTTTAGGTGGTCTACTTTGCATTATATTTTCCAAGTAGTACACCAGCAGCTCTTTGCTTAAGTCCAATATTTCTACTAACTCAAACTCGCTATTAATATTCCCGGCTGCAACCATACTACTGCTAAATATCTTTTTAGCCCAGTCTGGTAGTGCTCTAGGTTTTGACCACTCATAACCGCTAACTTTGTCACTAAAGTATTTATTAAACTTATGCTCGGGATGAATAGGGCTAAAGTCTAAGAAAGCCCCTGTAACTTTATTTGGGCCAGCCACAAGGTCAAAGCCAAATATTGGCGCACCATCAAAAGTGTGCGGAAATACACACAGGTGCATCATCCATAACTTCTTTGTTTCGGTAGCATCTATTATGTCCAAGTGCATGCGTCTTGCAAGTGCACTACTATAAACTTGGTTAGTCCAGTTATAGGTGTTTGTTTCAGGCAGTAAAAAGGCCCGTGAGCTTAAAACTTTTTCAAGTTCTAGCGCATGGGCCTTTAACCTATTAAAGATTATACTCATCTGCAATCCTGCTAAACAGGTGCAAGGTTAACTCAAAGCAGTTATTTGCTTCACTAGCCATGCTAACATCCAATTTAGTCCTTAATAGTTGTATTAATTCTTGACGATTTTGAAACTGGTACATTGATCCGCTACCAGGTACTTTGCTTTTTATTATCTGGCCGCCGTACAAATCACCCATATGTTTGGTGTATATGTGTGCCCATAAGCCATGATCAGTTAAACGCTTTACGTGTCTGCAATATTCTGCTGTACTGTCAAATATAATTACTGGCTCGTCTAATTCCAGTAAGTCTTGCATTATGTATTCACTACGCTGTATGCCCGGCAGATCTTGCAACAAGTGATCTGCACAGTGCTCTAGTACTTGATATTGTAGCAATTGATTTGCTAAGTAGGTGGCGTATATACCACTAGTAATTTTTCCACCAAGTAGTAGCTGTGTAAAACTGTGATTTTCTGCGATTTGGTGATTGTGGTGTGTTAATTCTTTTAATGTTGACATACATACTCATGTGGTTGTATAAACTTATAGTCGCCTATAAGATTTGTTCGCAGCTTTGTTAAGTCTGCTTTGCTATAGTACTGATACTTTCCACGCAACTCGTTAGGCATATCAATCCTGTGCAAATTATCTGTGTACAATCTAGCAATTTCTAAAAAGCTTGTTGCTACACCAGACCCTAAATTGTAGATGCCTGGATGTTTGCTGGTATAGTTAACCATGACGTTTACTACATCATCAACGCACACAAAGTCTCGCATGATCTTGTCGCTGCCATGAAATAGTGTAACTATACCTTCCTGCTCAACCTGTTCTTTAAACTTGCTGATTGGGCTTTGCTGTGCACCTTTGTGCTGTTCGCCACTGCCATACACATTGAATGGTCTGAATACCCAGGTATTTGACATGCTGGCAATTACCTCACTCAAGTGTTTAGACACTGCGTATGGATTGAGTGGATCTAGTTGGTCAGTTTCTACAAATGTTTTGCTATTGCCATAGACGCTAGCACTGCTTGTGTATACTAAGGGTATTTGCTTTAGCTGACAAAATTCTGACCAACTAAGAGTATGAGTGTAGTTGTAGTTAAGCAGTCGCTTGCCGTCCGTCTCTGTGGTGCTGGAAATCCCGCCACAGTGAAATACTTTTTGAATATCTAGCTTTAGCAACTCAGTCCAGTTTATGTTGTCTAAATCACGGTAGGCTAAAAACTTTAGTGTCTTTAGGGTCATTAACTTTGTGGCATCCGTACAGTCATCCACAATAAGTATATCCACTATACCCTGCTTGTTAAGCAACTTGACCAAGTTACTACCAATAAAACCGGCACCACCTGTTACGACATACATTGAAAATATTCCTTGTCGCTGAGTGCTTTATCATCTATGAATACATCATAGCTAGGCTTTTTCATATGCAATTTGGTGTATTTGCAACCCCACTCCTGCAACTGCTGTTGGGTAAGTTTAGTGTAATCTTTACCACTATGACCGCCGCGTGCAGTCCAGTAGTGTACCTCATGCCCACTATCAAATAACTGGTTTATGTGCTCAATACGATTTGTGTAGGGTCTGGCCAACTTATAGTTGCCATTTGTGTTGGTACAAATAGTGCCGTCAATATCAATATAGTAAATCATCGCTGACTGTCGCCGGGTTGGACTCTGTAATTATCTTCTACGCTGTCTGGAGTGCTCACCTCTAATACAGTACCTGCCTCCAAACAAATAATTCTGTGGGGTACTAGCTTGGCGTTGTGGTGTACTCCACCCTCGCCTATTATCTTCTTATGCACTTCTGCTGTGTTAGTGTCAATAGTTTCAATTTCGAACCTACCACTTAACACATACCAAGTTTCCACTTTTTCACTATGAAAGTGCATTGAAAACTTAGCACCTTGATTAAAGTTTAAAAACTTACTGCAGTAGTGATCGTTTGTAGCCCATATCAATTCACTGCCCCAGCCCTTTTTAACTAATCCCTCTAATCTCATCTATTTCCTTCAGTTTAGGCGCGTATACGCCAACATGTTTTACTGTTATGCCTGCTGCTAAGTTAGCAAACTTAATTGCCTGTTGCATACTGTTTGTATTCAAATACTCAAACACTAGTGCGGATAAAAAGGTATCGCCTGCTCCGCATACGTCGGCTACTTGCACTGAATCACTTGCATAATACTCACCCAGATATGTAGTACCGCGGCCGCCCAGTGTAACAATAATATTATTGCCTGCAGTGTGTGCTTGATTGCGTTCGTGCTCATTAATTTTAATAAACACATTTGGCTTATCAAACTGTTGCAAGTCTGTTTTCTTGGTATCTATGAATACTGGACAAGTGACTTGATCTATAATTTCGTGTAGTAACTCATAGCTTACACAGCCCTTGTTGTAGTCACTAATCACAATTGCGTTATATATGGGAGGTATTTTGGTTTCGAGTTCTAGAGGCTTGCTGTATGCGTCTTGATCTAGGCGCATTATGTGCTGACCACTTTTACTGTCAATAAATCTAGTTTTAACACTGCCTGGCAGTGTAAGCAGCTCAACTGTGCAATCAAGTGCCTGCAAGTTCTCGCGAACATTGGCAGCCATGCCCGGCTTTTCCAGCTCTGTTTGTGGTACAAATACTGGCACAGGTGCTTCAGGGCTCAGCCTGTTAATACTTCCAAAAACATACTTATCAACGCAAACGTCGCCGATTAATAAAATGTTCCAAGATTTGCGTTGTTGAGTCAGTAGTTGTTCTGCTATAAAATTCAAGTCGTTTTGCATATTCTGAACCGATTACAGGCTTGTTGCGATAGTCACTGCCTACAATCATTATGTCTGGTCTATATTGTTTTACTAGTTGTGTTAGTTCTACATCACTGTCGAACACAACCACTTCATCAACCCAGCGTAAACTTTCTAATAGTTTTTTTCTGTTTTGTTGTGGATTTAGTGGTCTGTCCGCACCTTTTAACTTTGCAACCCTGTCATCAGAGTCGATACCTACAAGCAAAAAAGTACCTAAACTTGCCGCGTGCTGCAACAAGTTCAGGTGACTTGGATGTAAAACGTCAAAAGTGCCGTTTACAAATATTTTCATTGGTTTGCTATTGTTACCAGTTTACCATACTCTGGTAGATAAAGATATTCAATTTCGCTTTGTTGCAGTGTCCACAGTGCGTCTTCCAATGTTTCTACCAGCGGCTCTCCACCAAGGTTAAAGCTAGTATTAAATATAATTGGTATTCCAGTTTGCTTTTTGAACTCACTAATTAGTGCGTAATAATGAGGATTCTCATTAGTGTTAACTGTCTGAATACGACAAGTTCCATCTACATGTATAATGCTAGGAATCTTATCCTCAACTCCAGGTTGGCAGTTAACCGCATACATCATATGCGGGCTTGAGTTCATGCCGCGTAAATCAAACCACTGGTGCACATCTTCTTCTAAAATGCTACCTGCAAAAGGTCTAAAATATTCACGGTGCTTGATGCGGTTTACGTGGTCTTTTCCGTCCACAAAAGTAGGGTCAAACATTAGTGAGCGATTACCCAATGCTCTTGGACCGTTTTCACTACGACCTTGGAACATTGCAACAATATTCTTTTTACGCATTAGTTCTACAACTTTTGCGTTATCGCAAGTTTCTACTGTACCACCATACTGCTCAGCAATAGACTCTACCTTGTCTGTATAATCATACTGTGGACCTAAGTAGATTTCTCGTGGATGTGGCTCTGTGGATTTGGTGGTTTCGTGATAGCCCCATAGTGCAACACCAATTGCAGTACCGCCATCATTACTAACTGGCTCAACATACAGCTCAATGCCTTCATCACGCAATGTTTTTAAATAGTAATAATTTGCTACGCAGTTTAGTGCATATCCACCACTAAGTACAACTTGTTTTTTACCACTTAATTTAACAGCATTACGAATTACTTGTAGTGCCATTTCTTGAGTTTGTGTTTGGCAAGCATAAGCTAAATCACGTCTGTTTTGTAACAGTGTTGGATCACCATCAGTATTACTAGCCAACTCTGGATACACATATTGATTTACAATGGCACCATTTGGATATCTAGGAACTATTACGTTTCTGTCACTAATTGGCGCTACTTGTGTATTTGTGAACAGTTTTGGAATATTTTCATTTTCCTGACCATATGGGAATAATCCCATAGTTTTTCCAGCTTCAATTGAACTAAATCCACAATACTCTGTTACGGCTTCGTATACTTTTGTAATACCTGCATGACCACTAATAAACTCTATGTGAGTTCCTCGTTCGCCAAATTTTTCAGAGTTTTGATTTTCTGTATACTGTGCAACAATTGGTTCTTTACAACCAAGGTGTTTATATAAAGTTTTAAAACTTGCAGGATAGTTACAATCTAATATTGTTTCTGTTTCCCATAAGATTATCTGATCACTACCAAACATAGCAGGATACATTGTACCTGCTCCATCAATTATTACTGCAACTGCATTTTTAAAACCACTTCTATAAAATGCAATAGCTGCATGAATTTTGTGGTGGTGTGCACTAAGATCGATTATTTGTGGGTGTTCGTATAGATTGGCTTTGCGCTCAATCAAACCCATCTTTCTAGCTAAACCAGTATAAACATCGTCACCGGTATAGTCAACTTTTGCAGCCGTATCTTTTAGTGGCTGCGTATGAGATACAAAAATATAATCTAGCTTATCAGTGTACTCTTTTACTTTCATCATGGTGGCATATGGCCCGCCATCATACTTTTGTCTACTAAGTCTTTCTTCTTCTAAAGAAAATACTATTTCACCATCTTTTAGTAGACATGCCCCTGCATTGTGTCCACGGGCAATACCTAAAATATATCCTGTTTTACTCATAAATAATTAAACTAAACTCGTTTTCTTTGCAAATGGTGGTGTTGATAAGTTATGCTGACAATTTTCACTGTGTACATGATTGTCAACAACTAATTCTGTTTTGGACTCTTTTTGTTTAGATTTTCCTAGCTTATCTGTAACGCTTTTAATGATTTTGTCAAAAGTTTTATCCTCTAAAATCATTAAGTCTTCGTTAGTTCTGTCAGCTACAAAATCCATAGTTACCCTGATTGGACTATAAACTCGCCTATCTTTTCCATTGTCAACAATAGTAAACGCTTTATTATTAGGATAACTTATGTTTTCTGGAAATGTTGAGCCTATTACAACTGTTGCTGGCTTATTCAGTGCGTGAGCATAGTGTTGCCCCATACTGTCACAGCCCAAGAAGTAATCTGCTGCATTAATTATACCCATCCACTGAAGTAGGTTTGCATTTGGTATTGCTGCACCCATTTGCTTATCTACATGCATATCTATGTTTGTCATCATAATAACAGCATAGTGTTTTGATAACTCTTCTACTGTTCTGTATACATCGCGCATTTCAAAACTGCGACCACTAGTATCTATTACGAAATTGCCTTCTTTTTGTACACCAGAACCAAAAGGTTGAAATACTACCACTTTTTGTTTTCCTAGTTGGGCTTTAACTTGAGTTACTAAATTATGGCCGTATGCTTGGTCTATTTTATTTATTTCTAAGTTAAACTTTTTTGTTTCCGGTATTTCTTTTAGATCATTTATTATAATGTCAAAAGCTTGTATTAAGTTACACTTTTGATTAAAGTATGCATTCAGTCTGTACGGCTCTGGCGACACTATTTCCCTATCTTTAAGCTTTTCTTCGAATAAACCTTTATGTCCAATTGGCCATACATTACCACGAATAATTGGGCTTGCAAGAAATATCTCACTCCATGCCTCACAAACAATGACTACATCTTGATCTATATTTTGTTTGTACCATTCAAGAGCTGGAAGGGCGCACAGCACCCTTCCTACTCCACCATTAATAAAAAATGCTTTTTTCATATATAAAGTTATATCAGTTTACTTTTGTTGAGGAATGATTATTATAACACATCCTATTATAAAAGTAAAATGTATTTTTTATGTGCAGTTCCAGGACACGCAAATTGCTCCAGCACGACCAAAATCACCACATATATATCCAGGCTGTCTACTAAAACGACCTGTTCCGCCCACTCCTGGGGCTTTTCTGTGTCCATGACAAGCCATTGGAGAGTGGCATCCAATGCTACAGCAAGTTATAGTGGTTCCAAAAGCTTTGCCATACATAGCACCGCCATCTGGATTGACTATATTCCAAGAATTTGGCCAGCCAACGGTTGGTAGTTGATAGTGATATGTTGTTGGTGTACCAGAGTTACCATTACCTAAGCAGCAACTAGATCCCAGCCAAAATCCTGGCCAACTAGCAAATACTCCGTAGTGCTTAACATTTTTTGTATTTCTGCAATCTACATTAACCGCAAGGTTGGAACAGAAACCGCAGAAAAAGTCATAGTGCGCAGGTATCATACTGGTGCTATCAGCTTGATAGCATGTGCCCCAGCAACTACCGCATGTATTAATACCACGAATACATGAGAAGTTTTCACCAAAGCTGCACATACAGCCTGCCATGAATACGTCCATGTTATTTAGAATACCCCAACGACCGCCAAGCTGCATACTACAACAATTATTCCAGCCAAAACTATTACACCAACTACAATTCCAACGGCAAGTATGTGGATCTGGGCTACCTGCTGTCATTATTAAACTGCCATTACCTGCTGCAACATCGCAATAGCAAACAGTGGTACAATAGCTATTGTTTTGGCCGGGCGGGCCGCTATTATCACCATAACAGCAGTATGCACAACCAGCACATAAACACATTGTATCGCCTGGTGTAACATTAAACTCAATTACTGAGTAGGCACCATTTGGTCCGCCAGTACCCATGCCTTGGCAACATACACCGCTGCTACCACCACCAGGGCCCCACATTTGTATTTGTACTCTATTTACACCGGCTGGTACAGTCCACAAACATTCACTGTTGCAACGATTCCATGCGGTTTCATGTAAAAACAAACCATTTTTACGTGGTTTTGTAAACTGACCAAATGTCTTGCAGTACACATCATTTACTGCATCAATTTGATCTAGTGGATTGTTAAAGCATAGCCAATCTTGTACAGGAAATCCTGCTCTGTTATACCCATCTGGCCATCTTAGTGTACAACTAGGAGTATATGCAAAGCTTTCAATACTTATTCTATCACATTCTGCAGTGCCACTATATCCAGTAGCTTTTTTACTTGCAGCATAATTAGCATAATTAGACTGTACTTCTATTAACTCTTGTGTTAATAATGCTTGCTCGCGCAAGGCTGCTTGTACTAAAATATCACTCATACTGGTACCTCTTCTTCTATAGCTGGTGGTGTTGGCGGTATTTTCTGTAGTGACATTTCCAGTGCTCTAGAAATTTTTGGTATTGCATCATCTGTAGGCAATACGTCAAAATGCCAAGGTCTTTGATTCTTCACAGTTTCTTTAAACTGTTCTAGTTGAGTTATTGCTGCATTAATATTGGACAACGTTTGTGCAGTATGCGTAACATTATCCCGATTATGCTTTAATAGTTCTAATTTACTATTAATTGTGTCAACAATACTTAGATTATTAGGTTCTTTATACAGTGGCACTAATTTAAATTTATATTCACCGCTATCTGCATCAAGCTCATATACAAAGCTATAGTAGTCTGTAATTCGCGGATTACTAATCACTGCAGCTACGGAGTTATCATAGTTTACATGATCCGCATAGCTATATTGATAGCTTGTATTATTTAACTGAAAGAATAGCTCTGCTAATGCTGGCTGATCGTTTGCTGAAATTGTTACTATTTTATAATTATCTTCATTGAGCAGTACAGGATCCTGTACTGCTTCAAAACTAACCCTACTAAACACTTCTTGAGTTGGTTGGTCTGGATCTTGATGCTTAATCAGTGATATGATAGCATATATAAATTCAGGTCCGCTATAAGTAAATGTGGCAGTAAGGTTTTGTTCCCAACTATTAACATATAATTCGTCGGGAATATTAACGCTAAATTGCTTTTCCATATATTCCTCTATTTTAATATGCTATTAACACCATGAAACTCTAACAGCACCGCCATGACCTCTGCAACCAAATCCTTGGTTTCCGCCACAACCACCGCCGGGCGCACCGCCACGACCAGGCATTGTCCAACAGTTTACTTGAATACAACCACTAGTACTGCAGCAACCCGGTCCTACATCTTGATATCCCCAAGCACTTGCAATTGTGGGTCCTGACCAGATTGCTTCATTTCTGTCAAATGCATGTATTGGTGCATAGCAGTGTCTCCACTTTAACCCATTGCCCATACATCCACCATCGTGCCAAGTTAGTGCAGGCCAATAGCCTTTAATGCCTGTTGTAGTTCCATAAAAAGTTGTACAGCATTCTTCAATCCAAGGTATACACTCATTGTGCATACTACAACGAGCAGCCCCACCCCAACACATTGCTGGCCATTGGCCAACGTTTAATCCAATAGGATATGGATTGGCAACACAAGAATTTGGCACAGTACAAAAGAATGGTGCACATAAATATGTATTACTATAGGTACCGCTAGTAGTTTGAGTAATATCTGTTGGTGTTACACCACAGTGAATTTGTTGAGCCGCTTTCCAACGCCATATTTCTGGCTGATATCCGCCTTGGGCACAGTAATTTGTTAAGCCAAAGCCTGTTACAAAACTAGAACTTGCCAACTTTACATTATTAGTAGTCCAGCAATTTGCCCAGCAATAACCAGACATTGGGCCCATGCTGACACAGCAACACTCTGCACAACCTGCACAAAGTGTATACTGACAGCCTGGCACAGCATCTATTATGATAGTAGCGTATGCGCCGCTGGCGCCTGGAAATCCATAGGCACAACACTCTCCACCACTACCGTTTGCGCCAGCACCCCATAGCTGAAATTGTACTTTTGTAGCACCTGCTGGTACTGTCCACTGACAGCATTGACCACAACCAGCATTAGCTGTATTTTGTATTACAAGCTGTTTATTGCCTACCGATGTTTGGTCTAACATCGGTAGGTTTTGCCATGTTATAGGATCCCAAGTTACGCCACTAGGAACTCCAAGCTCGCTTGCAATTTTTGCCTTTTGTTGGGCAATTTTTGTTCTTATAGCCTCATTACGTTCAATAATTTGGCTATATAATGTTATATCTGACACTATTATTCTCCTTGCAAGCTACATTAAACTACTGCACTAGAAACTGTATTAACCAGTCCTGCTGCAGTATATGTTACAGTAACATTTCTAGTAGTCGCTCCTGCACCAAAGTTTACTGCTTCGGTATAAGAAGTTATTTGATTATTTGCGTTATACACTACATTAGAAATAGTTTTAAAACCATTAGTAGAAGCAGTAATTCTTCCACTAGCATCTCTAGTAATGCCTCCGACAAGTAATGGTTGTGTTAATTGACTACTATTTAAACCAGTGCTAACAAAAGTTCTTACAGCATATTCTGTTGGAACAGCAGTATTACTATTACCACTCATTGTAGCATCACTACTAAACTCGTTAATAGTTTCACCCAATTGAGCACCGATACTACCCAGCTTCAAACTAGTCAAACCAGCCAAGTCGAAAGCGTTAGCATTCAGTGTAGCACGTCCAGTTGCCTGATCAATACGGAAGTACTCGCCTACACGGAAGTTACCGTCTTGGTCTGTACTCACATAGAACACACGTCCTGGATAAACTTCATTGGTTTCGTTACCCTGCGCAGCTGCTTGTGTTGGAGTACCTGGATAGTTAGTTGTAGTAACACCACCTGTACCAATACTCAAGAAGTCATGACCAGTTAAACGAATTTGGGAATACTTACTGCGTAGCGTAACTGCTGTGCCGCTCGCACTGCCGGTTGGCTTCTCCTGCGCTAGTACAACCACTATTTCGCTACTAGTATTTACATAAGTGCCAGTTACACTTTGTACCACGTAAGCAACTGCATCACCAGTTAGCTGAATACTTTGACCAGGCTTTGGCTCGGCTGTTAAGTTGTTTAATACAAGTACAAAACCTTTTTGGCCTTCCAATGCACCTGCACTTACAGTACCTGTTCCACCACTAGTAAATGTCAGCGTATTACCAAGTGCAAAAGTACCAGTTGTAGCTCTCAAATACACCTTATTAGCACTATACTGTACATTGGTCACTATACCAGTAGCACCGCTGCTACTTGTACAAGTATCACCAACATTAATAGTGCCGCCCTGATAAACAAAGTTTAACTGCTGACCAATTAGCGCACCAGTAATTGGAGTTTCGTTGGTATCAAAACCACTACTATAAGCACCCCAAGTACCATAACTATTATTACCATTTAGTGCACGAATATGTCCACCACCAGTACTTGCGTACCCAAAGTAGCAGTAGTAGGTAAAGCAACTTACAATTTCAGCCTTACCGCCATCCTTCATCCAGTAACCAATACCATTATCACTGATAATAGTAAAGCCGTGGAAGATCATGGTTTTTGCACCGGTTGCGTGTACAGTACCGTCCACTAGCGCACCAATTAAGCCGCTACCAATTGCGCTACACTCCAGTACATAAGGAGATTTTGTAGTAATTGGGCTTGCAGGATTCAATCTTGCTACAACACCACGAATAGTACTAGTTGTAATATCGCCAGGTGTTGTACCAGGTACCCAACCAGTCATACCAACAAAGGTCATTTTATTAAGAATGCTACCATTGCTCAATAACCACATTGTTGCTTGATTGTTTGGCGTTACGCCATCATCACTGTTACCGCTTGCAGGCTGTACAATTGTAGTACGCTGATTATCACCAACAATGGCAACATTAGCTGGTACAGTGATTGGTAGCTGCTCACTATAAGTACCAGTTTTTACAAAAATTGTACTGCCTGGTTCAGCTTGTTGGCAAGCATACTTAATACTTGCAAATGGTGTAGCTAAATTACTGCCATTAACTGCTGTGTCCACGCCGTGTGGAGCAACATAGTAAACTTTACTAGACTCTGTAGCACCCAGCCACAGTGCTGCTGTACCTGCCGAAGATATAGTAGGTGATCTACCAACCTTTGTACCGCCAGCATTTAGTGGTGCAGCATTTACCTGATTAGCTAGCAGGTCATAATAAAGAATATTATTACCCTGATTTGTACTCGGTACTGCTACAACTTCACCAGTATTATTCAACACCGAGAAGCCTACAAATTCATAGCTGTTATATGGTAGTCCGTAGTCTTTTAATTCTTTTATTTCCTGTGTAGCATACTGGAAAGCTTCGCGTATACTGTTGAATACGTAGCTGCTAGGTATTTTAATAACACGATCTGTGTTATTTGTTGCCACAAAATAAGTATTTGTAAACTTATTAGCAGGAATATTGTTTAAGTCAAATCCAGTTCCGGCGTTAACATAGTTATTATACTGTGGAACTGGTGTTAGTGTTGTTGTAGCCGCAAAGCCAGTTGCACCGCCAGTATCTGTTGCAATAATATTTGCATAGCTGTAATGCTTGCCAGGGTCAACAATGTTAACACCTAAAATACCGCTTGGTGTAGCTTGTATAGTAAATTGGGCTCCAGTACCTGGGGTACTGCTGTTAATTGTGGCCGTTGCGTATGTGTAGTTTGTACCAGGATTAGTAATTGACACGCTGCCAATACTATTACCTTGTGCAAGTGTAAGTGCAATTGCACCGTTTTGTGCATATTGATTAGCAGTTAGCTGAACAGTTGGTGTACTTGTGTAGTTTTTACCTGGATTGGTAACTGTTACACTGCCAATTGGGTAACCACTCAGTATAGGGTTAACTGTTGCTCCAGTACCACCACCACCACTAAATGTCATGGTTGCGTATGTGTAGCCATGTCCACCATTGGTGATTACCACATCAGTAACACCACCAGCAGTTACTTGCGCAGTTGCAGTAGCACCATGTCCGTCACCAGTAATGGTAACTGTTGGTGCACTGGTATAGCCACTACCCACATTGGTGATCTCATAGCCCTGAATAAAACTCTTTAGAGTATACGCAGTTGCTGTAGCACCAGTACCGTTACCAGTAATTGTTACGTTTGCGTAAGTATAGCCGCTACCGCCATTAGTAATGTCAATGTCAGTAACTGCTCCGGCAACTATGGTTACTGTTGCTGTTGCACCAGTACCGTCACCAGTAATTGTTGCAGTTGCATTTGTATAGCCGCTGCCCAATGTATCCATGTGCACGTGTGCAACCGGTGTACCTGTGTTTAGCGTAATTGCAACTGTGGCACCGGTGCCACCGCCACCCACCACTGTACCAGTTACACTAGTATAACGGCTACCTGCATTGGTAATTGCTGCGCTTGCAACGTTTTTACCTGGTGCTACTACTAGTGCTGCTGTTGCCCCAGTACCGTCACCGCTTAGGGTAATGGTAGAGTCGTTAGCATAGTTATAGCCGGCATTAGTTAGTGTAATGCTTTGTAGTGGTGCACCTGCTAGTACAGGTGTAACTACTGCTCCAGTACCATCACCCTGCACGCTTAATGTGGTAGATAAACCGCTGTATCCGCTACCCTGGCTGGTAACTGTTACGCCACCAAGAACGCCAAGCTTATAGCTAAACTGTGCGTCGTCAAAGTCTGCAAGTTTCCAGGTAGAGCCAGTTCTTGTTAAGAACTTGTTACCGGTTTTTACTGGTGCTGTAAATGTTAAGTCAGCATCACGTAATTCACCAGTTTTTGTGTTTGTGTATGTTGCTACGGCTGCACTGATCGGTGTTAAACCATAACCACTAATTACTTTAGCCTTTTCAGCACGCTTTAGTCTGACCAGTGTAGCACCGTCCATACTAATGCCGTGGCGCTGATCTTCAACGCTTAGCGCACGACTATTGTTGCTGCTGCCATTTACTGCAGCTACATTTGCCGTTGTGGTCAGTATAGCATCTGTGCGATTTGCTGAGCTGGTTAGTGTGCCGCCTTCAAAATAGAAGTAGTTGTATCCAGCAATGGTAGCGCTTTGTCTAGAGACTAGCGCAGTCTTTTCATAGCGTACACCATTAATCCAGTAAACAAACTTTGTTTGTCCAGGAGCTGGGAATACTACTAAGGTTCTTGCGGCTGCGTTTGTTGAGTAGGCTGTTCCGCTGGCAAATATACCATTTTCGCGAACAGTTACTGCACCTGTTTTGTCGATGCTATAAACGCGTGTACCGTTGTCGCTGTACTCAACAACACCGCGAGTATCTGGGTGCTCGTTGTCGAATCCAGTTGGATCCATTGTTGTATTAGTAACAGTAGAACCATTAATAACATCAAGCACACCGTCAACAGTTACATTGCTCTTTACAGTTGTAAGAGCACCTGTTTTACCCAGTGTTAAGTTATTAGCTGCGCCAAATGCAGTTACTGTGGTAGCATTCTCATTAGCCAGGTTTAGTGTTGCAGCACTAACTGTAACATCGCCGCCATCAATGTTAACGTCACCGTCAACATCTAAGTTATTTTTAATGCGTGTTGTACCGGTTGCTGCACCAATATTAACACTTGTAGCTGCACCAAATGCGTTAACTGTAGTTACTGTGGTGTTAGCAAGATTAAGGTTGTTACCGCTAACAGTAACATCGCCACCATCAATATTCAAGTCACCGTCTACATCCAAGTTACCGCTGACACGAGTATTACCAAGTGTAGAAGTACCGTCTGTGTTAAGTGTAGAGCCGTTGGTAAGATTTAAGCTACCACCACTAATATTAATAGTTGCACCATTTTGTGCTGTATAGCTAGCATTTACGCCGCTTGCAACTAGTGGACCACTGATGGTTCCGCCTGCTGCTGCATTAATAAACTGGTCTACATAAGCTTTTGTAGCTGCGTGTAGTGGATCTGTTGGTGCTGCATACAGTGTAAGCATACCAAGCATAGCATCACCATCTTTAGACAGGAAGCCTTCGGCACCAGTAGCAAAACTGGCCCAATTTGCATTTGTTCCACCAGCTGGGTTACTGCCACCAATTGTATCAACTGCAGCAATAAAAGAACTAGCACCAGCCTTTACTACATCATCTTTGTAGTATTGTGTTGTACTGTTCCAAGTACCCATCCAACGAATACCACTGTTAAATTTCTGCCACTTGTTGGCAGCTAAGTCAGTGTTAAAGTCTACGGAAGCGTGTGGTAAAATGGAAATATAAGTATTGCCGCCATAAGTTACAACTTCATCAGTTGCATACTGTGTAGCAGTTGCCCATGTACCACGTAATTTGAATCCTGCAACAACCTTGTCCCAGGTAGCTGTAGTTGTTGGGTTAACACCCTGATTGTCAGCCTTTGAGCGATATAGTGAACCGCCATAACCAACAATCTCATTGATTTTATATTCAGTACCGCTAGACCATACGCCTTGGTATGAAAAACCGCTACTGTATACTTGCCACTTAGTAGCATCAGTAGGTAAATTACCTGTTGTTACGCCAAGTGCAATATAAACATTGCCGCCGTAGCTAACAATATCGCCTTGGTAGTAGTTGGTAGCATTTACGTATGTACCCTTGTAGCTATTACCAGCAGTTAACAGTTCCCAATTAGCTGCAACTGTAGGCAGTGTATTGGACTGTGTTAACTTTGAACGATAGATATTGTTACCGTACACAACAATATCATTTACATAATATTCTGTTACAGCACTGTAGTTACCAGTAAACTTAATACCACCAACATATAGTTCCCAGTAAGTTGTATTACTAGGAGCATTGCCGGTAGTTTCTGTCTTGGCACGATAAATGTTAGCACCGTAGGCTACTAAGTCATTTGGTACATAGGCTGTAGCTTCGTTATAAACACTACGAGGGCTAACGCCCTCAACAAACCTATCCCAATATGCTGTAACTGTTGGTAAGTTATTTGTTCCGTCTTGTTTTGCAACATAGATAGATCCACCATACTTAACAACGTCATTTTTCTGATAAGACGTTGTAGGAGAGTATGTACCTTCGTACTGAATACCATCCAAGAAACGTGACCAGTATGTGGCATTAGGAGGTGTAATATTAACAGAGTCTTTTATAGCGACATACACAACGCCGCCGTGTGCAACACCGTCACCAACTTTATAGTTGCCGGTTGTGCTAAAAGTGCCCAAGAAGTTAAAACCTTCTACCATCAGGGCCCAATAAGCCGTGTCAGTAGGTAAGATTCCTGCTGTTTTTAATGCGTATGTATATACGTATACGTTACCACCATACTTAACGATATCATTTGATTCGTATGTAGTGCTGGAACTCCACTGACCAGCGAAGTGGAAGCGTAATTTGCCTAGATCAATTAATTGACTCATATTATATTAGCCTCATCAATAAGTGTCCTTTATTGCCCCACTCGAACCTTACGGTATCCTTTGTCCAAAACCACTGTTTGTAGTCGTACTTGTCGATTACACCATCTTGTGGTAGTGAAACTGGGGTGTCCCCGTCTAAAATCTCTATATCTAAATTGCCAGTGTCAGGATTTAGACGAAATCCATAAAACACTTTGTCGACTAAATCTGTTCCGCTGTATAAGCCACTCATTATGCTACTCCTTGCAGTATTGAAAACACTGCATCAACACTACTGTCAACCGCAGCACTTACTACTAACTTATCGCCAGCATCGAGTACTAACTTATTGCCCTTCATCAACTCAAAAGGCTCACCAGCATCTACTCGCCTATTCTTCTGTACATAAGTATCTGTTACACCTCGTCTAAGTACTAAGGTAATTGGAACTGTTGTACTTGTAAGGTTGGTTAGATTACAACCTATAACAATAGACTTTTCGGGCGCTGTAAAACTTATAACTTCTGTGGTACCAACGGCACGTGATATTGCATTTACAAATACTGTTGCCATATTTTACCCCAGTGCTATTGCCATTACAATCGCCTTTTCTGTAGCAATTGTATTGATTAGTGAATCAATACCACCACCACCAGCTGTAATGTTATTAACGGTGCCATCATGCTTTTTATAGTATAGCGCACCGTCTTTATAGTTAATTGCTAGTTCGCCAAACTCTAAGTCTTGTGGTTGAGGGACCTTGCCAGCCACATCACTACGTTTTAATTTAAGTACTGGTTCTGCCATAAGGCCCTCCTAATATTAATAAGTGCCACAGTCTACTTGGGTTAGCTCAACACTACCATTTGTAACTGTAAATTGTGTAGCTACAAAACTAGCTAGGCCTTTAATTAGTGTGGTGGCTGTTGGAATTACTGTTTGTGTTACCGCAGTAACCAAACCCTTGCCATTAACTGTTAGGGTAGGTACTGTTATGCTATCACCAAAACTGCCAACATTGCTGTTTACAGTTGCCAGTGTAATTGCTGCGCTAACATTTGCACTACCATCAACTGCTGTTAGTGTTGCTGTTGCATCACCAGTTAAGCTTAAGTTACGGGCTGTTTGCCACTTTGTAGCAGTATCTGCATTTCCACGCAAGTTACCAAATACTTGTGCAACTGTTAGGTCTTTGTTCATTGACCAACGATCATCACCACTGTTATAGGTAAAAGTAGCTGGCGTTGCTGGTCCCATAATTGTCAAACCACCACCATCAGCCATTGCTGCACTAGTAGCGTCCTTGGCCAGCTCAATATTCTTATCACCAATCGCAACTGTTGTACTATTTACAGTGGTTACTGTGCCAAGTACTGTTAGGTTACCTGTGATACTAGCATTACCATCAATATTGATGTTAGCTGCTGTAATGTCATTACTGTACAGTGCACCGTTAACAGTTACGTCGTTAAATGTAACGTTGCTGGTTGGTGCAAGTGCTTGTGGTAAGTTAATTGTAATTGTGTTGTTAGTTACTGTGGTTAGTACGCCTACGCCACCAGCGACTGTTAGTGTATCTGTTAATAAACTGACTGTATCAGTACCAGTATTACCTGCTACACTTAAATTTGTTGCAACGTTTACTGTGCCAGCAGCTGTTAATCTACCTTTAGTATCCACAGTAAAAGTAGGAATTTCTGTTGCGCTGCCGTAATTGCCGGCCGTTACTCCACTGTTGGCCAAAGTTAATGCTGCGCTTACATTCTGACTACCATCTACACTGCTCAGAGTAGCTGTAGCATCGCCAGTTAACTGCAAATTTCGTGGATTGAGCCACTTTGTAGCAGTATCGGCATTGCCAATCAGAGCAGCAGTAATATTTCTGGCTGTAAAATCACCGTTACTATCACGCTTTACTAGTGTGCCGACCACATTTAAGTTTGTGGCTGCATCCACCATATCTGTGTAACGCTTACCACCAATTATAATGTGATTTACTGCATTACCAGCGGTTTCAGTACCCATACCAATGTAGAGTCTGTCACCACCATTACTACCGTTATCCGCAAGAGCACTGTATGCTAGTTCACCTGCAGCTAATACCGCCGGATTACCGCTTAACTCACTGCGTTTAATTCTTAATAATGAACCCATACTGTATCCCCTTTAAAACTGACCTGCTTCAAGAATTTGCTTTTCTAGCAGGTTAGTTGCTGTCCATTTTTGTGTGCTGCTATTATATACTAGCACACCACCATCTTGTAGTTGTGTTAAGTCAACATCAGCACTATTAACTATGCTACTTGTAGCTGGCGGAGGCATCATGCCAGTAACTACCACGGTTGCCTTTTTATCATCAACTACAACATTTTGAATTTCTTGCCGTTGTACAACGGTACTGTTATTAGACTCTACTACAACTACGTCTGTCATCTTGTAACCTCCGGCACTAGCGTTAAGTTACCAACAAGAAATGGTACTACGTTATTTCCATTGTACAGTTCTAGGCTATATACCGCAGTGGTAAAATTAAACTGACTTGTTATATTACCTAAGATAGTAATAGTAATTGTTTTATAAGTATTGTCTAATACGATTTGTCCTGCTTGGCTAGTTGCTGAATATATAACATTAGGACTATCCACAGTTTCACGAATCTGCATTCGGGCACTGTAGGTGCTTAAATCTACTGCATCGTTATACTCTACCACTCCACCGCTTGTATAATTGCTATACTGTAAACTATTTACCTGATTTAGGGTAATAGTATTTTGTGTAGTTGCAGTTGCTACGTGATAGGTATCGCCAAGTGTATTAATTTCCTTCATACCGCCAGCACCTACCACCTTAAAACGCCATAAGTTAGGCATTACATGATTCTGACTAGTAGTAATTACGCAAGGTGCTGCTTTGGAAATACTTTGTATGGGTACATAAACTTTTGTTTGTGTTTCCCACCTATAGACTTCTTGAAAAGTGCTACCTTGATATATCTTATAATTAATCTTAGCTGGTTGCATTCTGAGTTACCTTTATCTTTCTAACAGCAGCAACTTTTTTAAATGCATTTAACTCATTAGTTAGTGCTACAACTTCAGTTTGTAGCTTATCATTTTCTATACATAACTGACGAAGTTGAGCATTTAATTGAATTATTTCTTGCTGTAATTTATTTAATTCGGTGCTCAGCACAGTATTCTGGGCACTCATGCGTTCCAACTCTTGGTGCATTAACTTCATAATGCCATCGCCTGTTTCAGACAATCGCCAATCTTGTGTTAGCTTTTTAATACTAAATGCTAGTACTATTACTGCTAATGCAATCATTAAAATAGCGTCAAAGGCCATAATGCTATTTACCTCCATAGTTCATATTCACTTTATTAGCAGTAATACGAATACTTGTTAAAGTTATATTCGGCTTCAATATGCTTTCTGTGGCTTCCAGACTTGTTCTTAATTTTTGCTGACAGCCAGTACAATTTGATATATTATACCATAAGGGCAGAGTGTTGTCAATGCAAAAAAATACCCTGCCCACCAAATTGGACAGGGTATTTTTAGACCACAAGGTTATACTATCCACCGCCACCGTAATCGGTATATTCATAGTAATAGAACGTTAGAGTTCTATAGCTAGGGGGGTAGTACGCGTCTTGACCAGGAAAGGTTGCTGTTAACGTGTACCAGCCTTCACCCACATAAGGTGACACATTAGTGGCATAATTAAAACTACCATATCCGCTTGCATTAGTGGTAATGTTTGCGGCAGCACCTACAGCCGAGGGCCCTGCAGTAATAGTTAGTGTTACTGTTGAATTAGGTCTAGCATCAAATATTTCGATAAATGCAGAGCTTGTAGGCGCAGCATTATTGTAATAATAAGTGCTTGAACCCATGTATGGATAATATTGCTGAACATATCCGCAAGTAGTGCTATTACTTTGTACGGTTTGGCTATAAGTGCCACCACGACCGTTCCAGTAGTTTTGCATTAGGTTAACACCACTGCAATACTGACCGCCATTAGCTGTGCCATAATCCCAAAATATTTGTACTGGATAACTTCTTATGTGATTATTGTGTGTAAACTTAATCCACAAGCGTTTAGTGCGTTGATCGCTACTAAACGAGTTACCATACACGCTAGCATTTACAAAGCTGCCACTACTATCAGTAGAAACTCCTGAACCTGGCCAACTTGTAGGTTGAGGGTCTCCCTCATTTAAAATTGAGAATAGAAATGGCTCATTGGGCTTAGCATTACTAATTACAATAATTGCTTGCTCACTTAAAGACACTTGATTGTCAACATACCCGTTTTGATAAGCTGCCAAATTAGATACAATTAATGTTTCATCATAATCTATATATCCACAGTATGTACTATTGTACTCCAATACACTAGTATAGGTGCCTCCACTGCCATTGTGGTAATCTTGATATTTAGTATATTGATTTGCACCACTACCGCAGTAAGGATTGCCACTAGGGGTTCCGTAAGGTGGATATTGACTAGTATCGTTGATGGTAATGTCTACATATGCTTTTACAGGTCCACTAGTGCTACCACTTTTTAGGTAAAAACCTAATACTTCTGTGCCTTCAGTAATTTGGTCATTTTTAAAGAATATTTGAAAGTATACTGTAGTAGTATAAGTTTCATCGCCGTAATTAGTAAAACTGCCGGAAGCTATTGGCCCTTGATATTGAAAACCATTGCCATCATTGTAATCAATGTTAACATAGTTTATATCATTTAAAGTTATATTAGTACCACCAACTATCCAATAAATTACAGTTCCGTATGGTACTCCAGTTACAGTTGCTGTAAGTGTAGTTCCACTCCCCTCATTGACTGTAAGTGGTGAAGCAGTGACATTATAACTTGCTTGTAATTGTGAAGTGTCATTAATAGTAATTGTAGCACTTGTAGCTTTTACAGTACCACCAGTACCATTTATTCTAACTTGTGCTTGAAAAGTTTCTGCACCTTCATTAATACTATTATCAGCGGTGGGCGTTACACTAAAACTTCCAGCATTATTATTTATTATAAAACTACCACTACTAGTGCCAAAATCTCCGGCATTGCTGACAGTCCAGTACAGTGTGGTGCCATTAGGTACATTGGTAGTAGTTACATTAAAAGTAAGACTGCTACCTTCATTTACACTAGTCGCCCCACCGGCAGCAGCTACACTATATGTTGCTGCCTGCGTAACTGTTACAGTATCACTAGTTGTCCAATGTCTGGTAATATTAAATCTTGCCCAAATTTTCCAACTTCCTACACCACCAAAATCAGCACCAGTAGAACTAGGATTAGAATAGCTGCCATTCTCATCTAAATAAACAATCCCTGGTGTAAGTGTAGATTTAAAGTCATTGGTAAAATAGTCTACTATATCATTTTCAGTATAGGAGGCTGGCGCAATTATAAATCTTACTGTGTCGTTTGGATAACCACCCTCTATTAAAATTGTAGTGGTCTGATCAGTAGCAATGTTTGTAGGAAATATATCTACAGCTTCACTGTATGGTGTAGATATTTCTACTATTGGTATTTGTATACTGGCAAGTGTTTGTTGGCTGTTATACACTCTGAAAGTAATAGTATCGCTTTCATTATACGTATAGTCTTGCAGTGTTTTAATTACTGTAGAAGCTGTTCCATTATTTATAGTAAAAACACCAAATGGTGAAGTAGCTAAATCACCGCCTTGCAGACCATCAATAATCCAAGATACTTGTGCACCGTTTGCTAATCCTACAGTAGTAAGTGTAACTTGAACTGCTTGTCCTTCTTCTATAGTATTAGCACTTTTTGAAAGCGAATAGCTAACATAGTCATTTATTTGAAAACTTACGCTGGCGGCATTGTTATTTAAGGTTAAAGTTGCAGATTCAGTACCCTCAATACCGCCGTCATTGACTGCATAAAACTGATAAGTTGCCTGGTTGGTATTAATTGTAAAATTGCCAGTCAATGTACCAGTACTTAAATCACCGGCAGTAATACCTGTACCAGTAATAGTAAAAGGCACTTGTGTACCATTAGCTAAACCTGTTGTTGTAAGTGTAAAAATTATAGGATTTGCACTGTCACCTTCGGTTATACTGGATCTATTGGCACTTAGTGAATAACCGACAGGTAATCCAGGAAAAGTATAGCCTTGAAATAGTACAGCTTTGTCTATAACTATTAAATTTTGCAAACCAGTTGTGCCAGCATTTAAAAATCCAGGCGGAGGATTGGGTATACCTGCTGGTGTTAAAAAACCTTGTGGATTACTAATGTGTATTATATTACCCTGTCTTGCAAATACAGTGGGCGCTACTATTGCTTGATCTGGAGGTATAAGCGCTGAACTTGCATATGCAAGTTTAATATTAGGAAATACAAATGCTGGATTAGCAGGTAAATATCCAGTAATATCATTGGGATATGTGGGCACTCCTGGCCCCACAAAATCTCCAGAATTAGGAATATTTACTTGTGGATAGCTATATATTTGTAAGTGGCGTTTTGTAGAATCATACATACATTGACCACTGCTATTAAATAGCTGAATACCATAACCAGTGCCTGCAGTAATAGGATCAATAGCAAAAGCATATACTTCTGGAAAGTCTGCGGCTACTGGTACTGTATCTACTGGTACATAGGCAACTATATCTATATAACCATATCCAGGCACTGGTGCTGCTTCTGCATAAGGTTTTTCTAAATAGTACCAAATGTTATTATTACTACTTGGTATTGTGATAGCTGGAAAACATGTTTTATCTGTTGGCATGCTGTAACGTATTCTGTATACTGTCCAATTTCCTGGCCGTACAGGATTATATGCACCGTATCCCCAAAAAGCATTACTTTGTATATTTATTCTGCTCCACTCTGCGGTAATATTCCAAACACTCAAAACCTGCGACTGACTATGAAACCAAGGTTTTAAATTATTATCATCTATAACTATTTGGGTTCTTGTATCGCCCTGAGGTGTTTGAATAGTAGTATCATTAAAAAATTTAAATCCATAACTCATTTTGCCAACACCATTAAAACAGTAGGTACATTTAAACTGCTGGGTAAGGCTGCACCAGCACTTTCCCATGCAGGATAACTTATATGTGAATAAGCAATTCTTACATATCCACTTCCACTAGTGGTAGAAGTATAAACTGGTTGATATGTATGATTTCCGCTCTGCAGTGGCACAAATGTTAAAACCATTGAGTATACATAAGATGGCAGAGCTATAAAACCACTTTGACCTGGTGGAAATACTGCAAATTGCACGAATACGCCGCCTTGACTACTACTGTCAAAGGCGGTGTTACCGTACTCGTCTGCTATTTTCATGCCATATGCCATTATGCTTGTCCTGGTGCTGAGCCTAGATTGCCGATTACAACGCGGCGTACTCCGGTATCATAGACTTCAATTTTATTTTCAAATAGTTTCATATAAGTACTACCACTAGTATTACCTATTGTTAATTTATTTGCAGCAATTGTGTTTGTGGTTATTTTTCCACCATCTATTGTTGTAACGTTACTAAGGGTATTAGTAGCATAATTACCAGCAGCATTGCTTACTGCAGTATTTGCAATATTGGTAGCTGTAGTGGAGGTTACGTATTGGTTATTTGTAAAGGTAACCAATCCATCAAAATTTTGGTGTGTAAACGGTGAGCTAATGGTTACTGTTTGAGCACCATTATACTCTGTTTCCTGCACACTGTATCTTACAGCCCATAAACTTACACCATTATTAGGCGATGGTGCTGTAAATGTTGTAGCCCAACCACTACTAACACTACTAAAACTTCCAGTACTAAAACTATACCCACTAGCACTGGGTGCGCTGGGTGCGCTGCTTTGGGCTGTGCCGTAATATAAAAATCCGGTTGCATTTCTTAGTGGTAAGCCCGCCTCACCACTTACGCGAACAGGTTGTTGCCAAGTCCAGATACTACTACCAGCTGGTTTACTACCAAAAGTAGTCCACACAGGTCCAGTACCTGTAGTACCAGCAATAGTATCATACCAACCACTAGGTGGATTTGCAGTGCCTGCTGCTGGCGTGGCTGGTAAATCACTGCTACGAATATACGCTTGGGCAGTACTGCTGCCACTGGTGCCGTCTATACCTTCTACACGATAAGGTACATTCCAAGTATAGGTTTTAGATCCATTTAGTGCAGTTACTACACTGGCGTCAGAAGCCCATAGCGGCTGTCCAGCATTAGCTGTGGTAGCTTCCGCAACAGTTGCATACCAACCACTAGGTGGAGTACTAGTACTGGTTGAAGGGGTACCTGGCTGGGTAGCTGATCTTTGATAAACGGTGACCACCCCAGTACCAGGCTGTCCAGGCTGTCCAGTTGCACCATCTTTAGTTTTAGTTACAGTTAAAGTTTTGTCAATAGTAACAGTAGTGGTACCAGGAACACTAATAGTTGCTCTGTATGTGCAGCTTCCGGCCGCAGTACCAGTAAATTCAGTTACACTTATTGCTCCAGTTGTAGCATTAATAGTGCTGGTAAATCCTGTTTCTGTACCTGCAACCTTACTAAAAGTTATATTACTGCCTACTTGTGTGGTGCCACGAAATACTAAAAATGTGCTTGTAAGTGGTAACTGTCCTGCGTATAATACGCCGTCTTTATCTGCTTGTAGTGTTTGGTTTTCATTTACCAAACCTGCACTTATACTATCATCACCCTCTTGTACGCTGTATACTGTAAATATGTCTTGTGCCGATACTCCACCTGTACCAGTAACTACACACTTTACTATTTTTGAAGCAGTGGGTGCAAAAGCAGCAATTGTAAATTCACTGCCAGTTTGTCCTGTTTGTAAAACATTATCCACATACCAAGCATATTGTGCTCCTGGTATATTTAAAACATCTGCACTTAACTCTATGCTTGAAGTTTGGTATGTATTACTATTTTTTAATCTAACAAATGCTAATCCTGGATCAGCAGTTATATTGACTACTGGTGCACTGGAGCCGTCTATTACTTTATTAAATCTTACTATTCTGTAAATTATCTCATCGCCAATTGCAAAGTTAATTTTAAAACTTGCATAGCTACTGGTAATCCCAGTTACAGTTACTTTTCCAGTAGTAGCGTTAACTGCTGGATTAGTAAAAGTTACTCCATTTACATCTACTATACCATAAACTATCTGATTACTTGGTATAACAGTAGTACCACGCACTACTATAGTATCAATTACTAATGGAAATTGTGCAGGATCTGGTGTATTATTACTGTCACAAGAAATAGAGGTATTTTCAGGAATAGCTGCTGCTGCCAAAGCACTACTACCTTCTTGTATATAGTACAAGGTATGCTCATCAAATAAACTTATTGGTTCTTGTTGAGCATTTTGCCCAGTTACATCTACTCTTATTTCTTTGCTTGCTACATTTGTAAATTTATTAACTCGCAGCGTGCTGCTTGTTTGGCCAGCTTGTACTTGACCATCTATTCGCCAAACATACTGAGGATTGACAATATTGGAGACGTTTGCTACAACATCTATATATGCTGGAGCAGTTGCAGTATCTGGTTGATTGGCCGGGCGAACGAATGCCAGTGCACCTGAACGCAAGTTTACAAGAGGTGCACTTGCTCCTGTTATGCCCTGCTTAAGTTTACCAAATATTTGTTTTACTACCCTTGATCCAGGCTTCCCTGATTTTGATACCCACTCTACCGTGTATAATATTTCTGCATTATCCGCAGTCATATTAGCGTGTTGTGGAAATTCAATACCAAAGCTTGTATATACTGGCTGATCTTCCGCTACTATTCCAGTGGCTGCAATATTAGTAATTCTCCAAGTGCCATTAGAGTAAGGACTATTAATATCTACAGCAAGTCTATCTGCACCTTCATACACTTCAATAAGTGTACCAGTATCTAAATATTCGGCAGGGTCTACTAAACCATTTTCGTCTGCTTGGAGTTGTTGAAATGGATTAAATACATCTACAGTAATACTATCTGTACCATTATCCAATCTAAGTATAGTATCTTCGTCATATACATTACCAATTTGTGCTCTAACAACTGCATACTTAATATCATTGCTTATATGAAATTGTTGCTTAGTTATAGTAATTGTATTATTATTTTGTGTAAACTGTATAGTTGGCGAAGTAATCTCTGTACCATCACCCCTATAAGCTTTAACAGTAAAGGTAGCTGTTCCAGTTAAATTTGTTAAATTAGCTGTAGCAACAACTTGTGGTGTATCAGCTAGTGTTGCATTTGCATCCTTATAAACAAAATTATCTGGAATCATTGTTAAACGGATTTGTGGAGCATCTTGTCCAATACCATTTACAATATTCCAGTCACGTAAAACTTCTATTCCATCATAAACTGCTTTAAAGGTAATTTTACCAGCATTAAGAGTACCGGTCCAACCCGTTGCGGTAAATACACCAGTACTAGCATTAATTGTGGCTTGTATACCGTTAGTGGCGCTATTTGCTACTACACTGTATACGGGACCATTTCCTGTTACTTCTTGGCTAACATTCCACACTCTAAAAGTCCCAGTTGCATATTGCCAGTCTGGTGCACCAGTAGTTGCACTGCGAGCTAAATAGTGTGGATCGTTTGTAAGCTCTCCATAAACCTTTGTAAATTCATCATAGGTTTTTACACTGAACTCATTAGATATTTTATAAACAGTTGGATCTATGCGACTAATAAACGCATATCTTACATAGTATTGTGTGTTTGTTAATAAATTTTCTAAACTAATGCTAGAACCCACCCCGAATTCAACCGGGGTGAGTGTCTGCGGATTAAATCCTTGTGTAGTACTGAACCAAACTTTTACACCCAGCAAGTCATCGCGTACATCACTGGTACGTATAGTATCGTATCTTGTAGTGTATAATAAATGTATGCGTCTAATACCTGGGTATATAGTTACTGACATAATTATCCCTTATGTAATTGTTGTAACGACTATAGTACCTAATACACTATCAGAACTATATTCATTATTTCTGTTCATGCTTCTACAGGCTACTCTATAAGTTATACCTGCATCAGAAATTCTAGGAGTTGGTAAATCTAATAAATTAAATCTTGCTTCTGATGGGCTACGAACAACTTTGATATTGTTTGTACTATCAGGAGTTATTTCCCAGAAATCTTCTACACCAGTGTCCTTGTATAGTCTATACTCAAAAGTTTGGAAATCTTGACCTCTAGTATAGCTTTGTGGTACTTTGGCTACTATATAAGTATTTTCTAAGTCCATTTCTAGTAGTGGAGTTGTTGGTTCTAGCCCACTACTACCTGCTACAAATGCTTTTGCTATACTCCAACTTCCAAATATAGTATTGTCGCCGTTTGTATATCTAGCTCTAACTTTATACATTCTGCCAGTTTCTAATCCACTAAAAGTAATATTTCCAGTTTCTTTATTTGCATAAAGTAAAGTTCCAGGATTAGCATCACTAAAAGTTTGATCGGATCTTATCATTTCGAACTGAACTCTTGTTGCATTTCTACTCAGTCCCATTGGATTACTAAATAGTAACAATGCTACTGTTTGATAAGTTCCAACAGATATTTGCTGACTTGTGTCTCTGGTACTAGTAATCCTGCCTAATATTGGTACACCATTAATAGTATTTTGTACTACTCCAGTGCCGGGCAGTGTAATATTACTTTGATGCTTTAAGTCACCATCTAAATCAGCTGTGTATATCTCTGGACTGTAATCTGTTAAAGTTATTCTAGCTGTTAAATTTGCTGCCGGTTCTACTGATAGTACAATTAGATCTTGAGATTCTAAGTTTTCACTACCTAGCATAAATAAATTATCTACTGCAACATTGGTTGGTATATTCTCGACCACAGTTATAGTAGAGTAGTAACCAGTAGTAGTTATTCTAGCTAAAGTTAAGTACACGCTTCCGCTACCTGCAGTAGCGTTAATATCATTAGTTCTTATTCTAATTTTATAGTTTGCTTGTGGACTAGGATTAGCTTGTAATAAAACTTCTTCTGTTAGTAAAATAGTTTTAGTTGTTGAATTAATTGCCTTGATTCGTCCACTGCCAATACCCCATAGCGGAACGTCATGAGTAACTTTTACTAAGTCCCCACGATTACAAACCAAATACTCAAAATCAGTATTTAAAGTATAAGTTTCTGGTCTGAGCTTTAGTTGTGCCATGTGCCATTTAGCTAAATGTTTAGCTTGGGCAATGTTTGTTACGCCTGGCAAACTTAACTCTTCAAATATTTCTGCACCTAATTTACCATTACCAGCAACTGCGTCATATCCATAGTTGTATACATAAACATCTTCTGCTTGATATGCATTATGTTCATTTTGTATAGTCATACGAAATGCGTGTGGAATTCTTGGTAAAGTTTTTGAAGATTCAAATCCCCAACTGTTGTGCGGTGTAAAATGTTGTATAGTATGTGTTCTAGGTTTATCTATTATAACACTCCATTTACCGTCTACAAATATTGGGCTAGCTTTTCCAGCGGCGCAAATATCTCTCAAAGTATCCATAACACTTTGCGTACTTGTTATAACTGCATTATAACTCAGTATTGGATTATTTGGGCTTGGGGTTACAGGATTACAAAAATTATGCCATTCAATTATTTTATCTAAATCTACCTTAGCCCTTATATCAGTGTGTATTGTTGGGCTCTCCATATCGGCTACTCTATATGCATTAGCTGGATGCATTAAAACATACAAAAATAAACTAGCCGGATTATTTGTAGCTCTAAATGCCCAGCTACTTGTAGATCTATTCCAGTCATAAGCAACTGTATGTACTAGTGCATTTATGCCGTCTACATTTCCATTTGCTTTGCTTGTACTCTGTACTTTAATGGCCGTTCTTGCTACTCTGCCACGAGGTAATTCTCGCATAGGCGGATTAAGTGTATCATAACAAACTGCATTGCTAATAGCTACAGTATCATAGTATCTATACTCACTAGTTGATAATTCTTCAAATTCTGGAGTTACTCTTCTGGCGCGTAATTTATATCTATCTCTTGGTAGCCCTGTAACTGTATAAACGTAATTAAATGGATCTTTACGTTTATGGAAACTATTAACTGCCCCTATAGTAAATATTGTTTGCGGACTAGAAGGTGTGTTTAACCCTGTATTAGGAGTAAAACTAATTCTAAAAGCTACTGCTGCTTTTCCAGCTTGTGAATCTTGAGCCTGTATTCTTAGCGGATAAGTGCCTGCTGCAAAGTGCTCAGTACCAGTCATTACATTTCCATAACTACCTTCTACTAAGTCAGTTACTACGGGTCGGCTATCTAGCGTTATTTGTGCTTTGTCATCTACGCCGGCTTCAAAATCATAAAAGCCTGAATATGGTAGTGTAACTTGTACAGTTACATCTATATTTGGGTTATTAGCATTATTGCCTATCCAAATACCTTTTTCTTTTAAAAATTCTGACCAACGATTATACTGTGCTGGAACTACTGCTCCAGGCACTGTGTTTACACTTGTTTCCCAAATTGTTTGTTTGCCTGTGCTTGTAGCAGTTGGAGCAGTTGTTGGATAGTATGTTCCGCCTGTAAGTTGAACTTTAACTTCACCTGTTTTTACTTGATTACCTTCAAGATCATTAGTAGTTATATCAGTATAACTTGCTCCCAAACCATAACTACCAGATTGACCGGCTATATAGTTAACAGTATACTGTGATAATAATCCTTGACTAGACCCAATACATATGCGATAAAGAGGAATATATCCTGCAGGTATTGCAGGTAATCTTGTATATGTATTATTAACACCTAATAGACTATTATAATTTCCACTTCTAAATGTTTCTTGTAATTCTGCGTCTGGCTCCTGTAGTGGAGATTGTGTGCTTGCTCCTGCAAAAGATCTAATAGCCCCTCCGGGACCTAAGCATACTTCAAACCATCTATAGCCTTCTTTAACTACTGTTCCATATTGTTCTTCACCACCAATAAAGCCATAATAACTTATAACTGGACTTTTTAATACTTCACTATAAGCAGTTACAGCTATACTTCCTCCTGCCGGATTTAGTGCAGGGGTAGCTTGCCAAGTACTACTTGAATAAGGCACTATTTGTATTTCTACACTACAAGTAGTTTCACTTACATCTCCAGCTCCATCTCCTTTTGCTTTAATTCTACGCATGCCAGCTGGAAAACTAAAAGCTATATCAATTTCTGTACCTTGCTGTACAAAAGTTATTTCTGTCCAAGGATTTTCTTGTGTTACGCCTGGAGTAGTAAAGTTTAAGGTATTTTTTAGCTCTACATTTTTAAATACTTGTTCTATATCAGTAGGATAGTACTTATTAAAATTTGCAATTTGTGTGGCATCTTCGGCGGGGCTGCCCTTTAGCGTAATGGGGTAAGTTGGTGTAGCTGCTAAATCCGAGTAGTAAGAGTCTTTTAAATTATTTGCTCCTACACAAATATCGTCAACTTCTAGTGGGCCAAATCCCCATATAATTAGCATGTTTAAAATATTGGTGCTTGTATTTGTTTTTATATATGGAGTTGCTCCTAATAGTCCAACATAACGTAATCTACCCAATACAATTGGTATTGCTCCTAATCTACTTGCTTGATTACTTGCACCATTAAATAAGTTTAATTG